TACATTTTGGGGTTTGTATTTTCCCTCACCATGAAAATTATATCTTTTTAAAACCGCTTTGCCGACCCTTTTAATTGTGCGATTTGGTTTTAAACTTCTGTCTAATCCTTTTTTTAACATAAATTTTAAGTTAATGTATAAAGTTTTGTTGTTGATAATTCAACTGTAATAACACGCATGCTAACCTCTCTTTCTTCCCAGCCAACATCTATACTATTTATAAAAGAGTTATCCACATTACAATCCATTTGCCACTCGTCATCAAACAAGTTCCATAATTTATCAACAATTGTGTCAATTCTACTTTCTGCCTCAACTACACCGACTCCGTCTTTTTCCATTTCTTGATAAACTTTTATAGTCCATAACATTTCTCTCTGATTTGTCCTCGTACTCATCAACTCGCTACTTCCTTTGCACTCCTCAATACAGGCTACCGGATAGGAGTTTAGATCGCCTTTCTTGTAATCATAAACTGCCTGCAACTCTGTGATGGTTGCAAGTTCCGCTTTTATTTTAGCTTTAATTGTACTGTATTGTGTTTCACTCATAATTTACCAACTATATTTTTTAACATTTTACCAAAAATAGTTTGTATTGGTCTTTTACTTCTCCTCCATGCTCTCTCAACAAACGGGTTGCCTTTCTGACCTTTTGTTTTTCTAGCAAATACCCATTTACCATTTTGCCTCCAAGCGAGTACATTACCTTTTTTTGGTGTTATCATTCCACGACCTGCATATACACCAGTTCCCTCATGTACCCAATAGGCATATTTAGCATTTGGTTTGATCGTTGCTTGAATAGGTTTATATTTAAAAGATATTGTACGCCTCAAGTTTCCTGTTTTTGTTGGGGCTTCTTTTATCTCTGCCCTCACAATTACTTTAGCACTGTCAATAATTCCTTTTTTTAACAAAGGTGCTGTGGTTTTCGGGGCTTCTGCAAACCTCTTTCGTAATTCTTTTAAACCATTGACCTTTATTTTAAAACTCATACTAGCTATTTGGTAAATTTATTATACACCGCTTGTGTCCGTAACCTAGCACATTGTTTGGCACTTTGACCGCTTTGACAATCCATTCTTCGCTGTTTTCATCTACTACTTTATCTAAAACTTTAATGTCAACATCACTGTCAACATACAGAATTGCACCTGTCGCCGGATCGCCCTCACTCAAAATAACATCATCTGGTGACATTGCGTACATTCCTGCCTCAATCGTTGCTAAAACTGCGTATGTTTCTTTGTCGTTAGCGTCAACCAATCTTTTCTGTGTATAGGTTTTATTATAAAAAATTCTCATAACTAAACAAAAAATTTCAATTTATGATTTTCTAAAACATCTTTATCCTCTGGTGCAATTAATTTATTCCAACCAAAACTAATATTTTCTAAACTCTCGTTTGAAGTACCCTCGCTTTTCCTTTTGTTGTAAATCTTTGCTGATAATCTAATTAATAGCATTTGTAAATCTTCTGCTACATCATCATCACCCGCTGTATAATTTATTTTAAATATTCTATTTCCTGTATAGGCTGTATTCATTCTGATAACTCCCAAATCATAATATAACTCGTAATCTGTACGAGGTACTGTTTCCCAATCTTCTGTTTCGCTATCTCCTTTATTATATTGAAAAGTAAAATCGCTTTTACTCAAATTTGTATCTTTTAATTGAATGAACTCACGATCCCCGTCATAAATATCATCAATATATTCGTATTCCTCAACTTCTCGAACTAATATTTTTTTAATGTGAGCGTCAACCTGTCCCATAATCTGCGTTAAAACGCTGTCATAGGTTGTGGCTGTTATTCCCAAGTGTGTTTTTAATTTATCTACTGTACTTAACATATATTTTTAAATATTTCTTTATATTTAGGCAATAAATTTTCCCAACTCCAACTCTGTGCAATCTCATTACAAACCTTTGAATATTCTGAAATGTCTTGCTCTGCCAGTTCATCAATTTTTTTAGCAATATCAATTGGTCTTATAGTTGCAATTTCAATCTCCTGCTTAACTTGTATTTTATCAATACTTTCACAATCAATCAAAAGGGCGTCTGGTAAAAAGGCTTGTTGTGGGGATATTCTCGGCATAATTGGTACTACCCCCCGACTCATTGACTCGTTGAGTGGTAAACTTTGACCTGCATATCTTCGGGGGCTAACATAAACATCTGCATCTGTTTGCCAATTCTCCCAATATTCCTTATGATCTTTACAAATTACCTTAACTCGCTTGTCATTTATTCCCTTAATATTTACTTGACTTTTTATTATAAATTTAATGTTCTGATTTTTAACAAGCGGTATAGCGTCTAAAAATGTGCGAGTTCCATTTCTATCATAACCGGCACGCATGTTTCCAGCAATATGTAAAAATGTATTTGCTTTCTCCCTTAATTTAAAAGGTAATACAGATCTGTTAATTGGATATGGTAAATAAATTTTTGGATCTGGTATGTTTTCCCAATTCCAGAGTGTTGGTGTCAATATTAAGTCTGGCAATCCTTTGTCTGGCTCAAACCATTCATAATTAATCCGCAATATAGTCTTAACGCCTTGCTGTCGGCAAATTCTCGTCATCTCTGGCGAGTAAAAGGTTTCTATGCTAAATATTACATCAAGCCCTTTAATGAACTTTAAAATGTCATTTTTGCTAGGCACTCCATCTATGATTGTTGCGTCCGGAAATCTTTTTTCATCATGCACCATATCTCCAACTTTAATCGCCATGACCCTGTCTGGTTTCATGTGTGACACAAACTCTTGACTTTCAATAGCCAATCCACCCCTGTCAATTCTTGCTATAAATCCAATTTTCATAATCCTAATGCTAAAGCTATACAAAATTTATCCCCGCCTTTGTTATACATTTGCCTAAAAGCCAACTCATCTTCTGACCTCACATTCGGGTTGACTATACAATTTTTTATTCCCATTCGTTCTGCACCTAAACTAACCATCATGCACTTTACCCCTGCGTCTAAAAAAGGCATAAACAATACCTCATTCGGGCTTTTATAGGCTTTCATATCTGCAAAAAATAACATCACTACATCTGCATTTTGTATCCACCCTTTACCACCTACTAAAAACTTTTCTATATCTGCTGTTTTAAATATAATTTTAGAATAAACTGCCTTTCTATTACAACTTGACGGGGCTTTATTCTCTACCTCTTTTAAATAATTTAATTGACTAGCTGTTAACTTCTCATCTGAAAATATCCTGCTACTTTTTCTGTTTGTAATTACATTATCAAAATAATTGCTTGAAATCTTTTTATCACAAATTTGCTTTTCAATAGTAATTTTTTTAATATCTTGATGTTTTAAATACCTATCTTGATATTTACAATTCAAAGTCATACGCATTTTTCCTTAATATTTGTGCATGCTCCCAAAATTTACGCTCTATTGCTCCGTAATCTTCTAAAGCCCAATAATACCTCACTTTTTCTTTATTAGTATAAATCTTTTCTGGTGAGTGGTGGTATCTATACTCTTTAATAAATTTAATTGCCTTTTCTCCGTATCTTTCAATAATACTTTCATTCACATTTTCATGTACTCTGTTTCTATAATGGATATATGGATCGTTCCGGAATATACAACAATTAGTGATCTTCATTAATTCTGATTTTTTCAATGGATATTGATGTTTCAAAGGCAAGTTTAAATCTCCATGTTCTTCAAAAGCAAAAGTTGGCATTGCAATTCCTTTGACTCCACCTTTCATATATGATTTTATCTTTTTATAATTTAGAGGGTGTATCCATAGATCTGGATTTTGATTAATTATCCATTCGTGCTTACAACATCTAATTGCAAAGTTTTTAGCCTCTGCAAAACTATGCCCCCACTTCATTTGATAAAATTTTATTGGCAATTTTTTAGCTATCTCTTGAGTGCCATCATAACTGCCGGTGTCAACAAGTATAATCTCATCTGCAAAATCTTTGTGCATTTCGTACCATTTATCAAGGTGTTCTGCCTCATTGTAGCTAATTGCACACAGGCTAATTTTTGGCATATCCTAAATAGTCAAGAATAAATTGCACTTTGTTTAAATATGTATGTTTGTTTTTTACTGTTTCCATTCCATGTAATCGTATTGCCTCACGCTCGTCATCATGATCGAGGTAATAATCTATAATCATTTTGAGTTGATCCATGTCACCATAATTATAGGGTACTAAATCTTTGTATAAATCAAATTCTTTTTCCAATCCATCTGTGTATGGGTGTATTAAAAATCCACCACGCCCCAAAGTTTCCGGTATTCTATCACTCCAATAATGTGGGCTATATGTTGAGTCACCAACAATGACCTTTGCTGAATTGTATAGTTTATTTAAGTCGTCCCCTCTGATACAATTAAAATCTTTATTTGGCAACATTTGAAATCGTACACCATAAGTCTGACGCAACCAGTTTATTAAAAACGGGCGGTATTTCCACTCTGTGTGATAAGTTTCACTGCCAACGAATATAACATCATAATCCCATTTTTTCTCCCCTAAATAACAACTCTCATGTAATACTGCCGGCGACAATCCAATATGATTGATCCCCATTGCCTCAAATTCTTTTTGGTGTCCGCAATCTGCACTAAAAACATAATCACTTTGAAAAAAACTATCATTTTGTAATTGCTTACCTCTTGTTAATCCAATATATAAATCAAGATGAAAACTAACAGTCTTAATTTTTATTTGATTGAGCAACATTTTGTAAAGCCTGCCTGTCCTTGCCCAAGTCCTTGTATATAACAAAAAGTCATAATCATTTTGTTTCGCCAAAATTTCCGGAATAGTAGCCTCCGTCATTTTATCTTCTTGTATTATATCAACTTCCCAACCTAACGCCTCAAAGCTCTTTTTGATATGATTTTCTGTGGTAAAGTGGATTGAGAAATTTCCTATATATATTATTTTTTTATTTGGTGTTTTTCCCATAGATGTTTTTTTAATCCTTTAACACTTTTGTAACCCTTGCCACAAATTGCACAAATCATATCACTTAACTTTGGCATATTTTTACCAAAATTAAATTGTGATATTATTTGAACATCTGGCTGTTCGTCTTTTGTTTGTTCGACCTCTCCTAGTAATTCTGCGTAATTTTTCTCACACAAAAAATTGGCTTCATTATCTTTAAAGCCTGCTATATCTCCAACAATATAACTCTTGTACCCTCGTATAAATTTTACTACTAACATATTTTGAAGTTAATTATAATCTGTTTGTCGCTCTCCCCCTGCTGTGAGAGGGAGAGTATAAACGGCTTATAACCGACTATTTCTACTTAACTCCTGTCATACTTTTAAAAGCGTCTGTGTTTACTACAACACCATCTGTTGCTTCATAAACAAACATATCCACTTGTAATCTACCAGCAACTTTGCGAGTTTCTGCAAGCATTTTTTCACCATCTTTGATCCAATATTCTTTTAGATCACCGATCCACATTTCTGTTGTGTCTGCTGTTGTCCCAAGATTTTCTGGAATATCAGTAACTTCTACAACATCATATTTACCGAGTAATTTTTCGCCTAATTTGAATATAGGTACTCCTTGATCATCATTGATAGTCAAAAGTGCTTTCATACCCAATGTTGAAGTCATTACAACTGCACCATTTCGGTATTGAGGTGCTAAAGAGAAAATCAAATTAATGACATCACTATAAGCTAAAGCTGAACCAGCTTGTGCGATTGTATCAACACTTGCCTCTCTAAATCCAGTTGGTTGACCAGATCCGTCACCACCTACAAATGCTGTTTCTTCGTAACTAACTAAAGCACGAGAACATAAATTTGAAATGTAGTTTTGAATGTTAACACCAGAAGTGCTTAACAATTTATACGGAATTTTAACTCTAGCAACTAGATAATGATCATCAAGACTTGTTTTACCAAGTGTCGGTGCTGACTCTGTCACATCTGTGTCTGCTTCTGTTGTGATCCAGTAAGCTACACAAGCTGTTCCCTCTGTTGGTAAATCAAATTTACCAGCCATTGAGAAAACAAATGCACGAGGTCTGATTTGAGCGATTTTGTCCTTTAACTCATGAACTGCTTTTGCAAGTTCTGTTGGCACACTATACCCAAATGATCCATCATCTGTTGTAATAGTTTTCATTTCTGCAACATCATTGTTTACAAGTTTTGTCACAAATTCCTTTGTAACTTCTGCCTTTTCAACAACACTACTTTCCATCCCCTTTGATTTTAGTGCTTCCATTTCTGTTTTCATCACACCTAAATCTTTTGCAAGTTCACTTTCATTAATACTCTCATTGAGTATTGTTTTCAATTGACTTTCGTTTACTTCTTCAACTTTTTCAATTGTTTTTGTCCCAGTTAACAAGTCTTTTAATTCTTGTTCTGTTGCTGTTTCGGAAAATTTAATTTCCAAAGCCTTTAGCTTCTTTTTTAATTCGTCCATATATTTATTTATTTTTAGTTATTCTTAAAATGTTTGCGTTGATTGTATCAACTTTTTTTGCTTCTCGCCTTATTTTCAAGATGGTATTAATATCAAGAACTTTCTTGGCTTCGACCTTTTCGCCCTTTTTATCGTCTGTTGCTTCCAACAGAGTTTTAAGCGGAGCTAAAATACTTTTTGTTGTTTCGTTTAATTCCTCGATTCCGGATATAACTGATTTTACTAGACTTCTATTTTTGTTGCTTAATACTTTACCAGCTTTTACTTCCAATCCTAATTCTAAAACTGCTTTTAATTCTTCTGATAATTTAAATTTTTCACTCAATGTTCCATTTTTATAAGTGATCTGCACTTCATTATTTTTTTCATCTACAACTAAATCTTTCATTGTTCTTAATGTTGCTATACTTTCTTTTTTCTCTTTACCTTTTAATGCAATCAAACTTGTATCTGGATTTGCACCTCTGATAACCGGTGACCATTCAATCAATTTGATTTGTTTAATAATACGAGTATCATTCACCTCATCAATTTCGTATTTTTCAATATAAAACCCAATAGAGAACTCATCAATCACTCCGGCTTTCATTAATTCGTATGCTTCCTTTGCTTTTTGCACGCCTAAAATTAATTGTCCTTTGATATATAAACCATGACTATCTTCTTTTGCCTCTAAAGTCTTTGCAATTGGTTGTTGCCAATCATGTGACCATACACCAACCGGCAATTTTTCTCTTAAACTACTTGCAAAAGCACCCTGCTCGATTATATCTCCATAACTATCAACATTACCAAAAACACTCACATAAGCCTCAATAACACCTTTTTCACCATCTTCTTTGGTATTAATTAGTTTTGCTTTGCAATGATAGACTCTCTCTAGCTTTTCCTCTTTTTTAATTTTTTTTAAATTTCTAGGCATACTTAATTGTTTTTAAAATTATTATTTAATTTGTCTGTTAAATTTTTTGCTGTAACATCTTTAAACTTTTTATTGCCAACACCTTTTTTAACTTCCTTATCATAAACTTCAACAAGTGCTTGCCATTCCTGTATTGTAATATAACCTGAATTTTGTTGTTTTTCAATTAAAGCATTTTTAAAAATTGCATAATCTTCATTTGTTAGCCAATTATCACCTATTTTTTCATGTGTACCAACAAACCCCCCCGACATAATTGCAATACTAATTCCAAGCCCAGCACCTATTTTTTTAAGTTGTTCTGATTTTGTAATTTTATTTTTTTCAACTGCTTTTTTCATATTATCTTTTTAAAATTATAACTACTAAACCTGTTAATAATGTTATTAAAATACCTATACTAGAAGTAATTAAAAACCATTGTATTTTTTTTATCCAGCTTGTATCTGTTTTTAAAATACTAAC